GCCAATGTTATGTCTATAAGAGGCTTTAAAATCGTGTAGTGTAGGAATTCTTTCTTGTCTCGAACATATATCGTTTTCAAACCCTTTAAATACAAATAAACCTCATCCTCAAATAAATTTTCACATTCGGGGTGAGAAACAGGTAGAACATATCCCTTGTGACCTTGAATAGGTCTCACATAAAAGGCTATAATTGAGTTTTGTATTGGATGTTGGTATGGGTTATTAGGGATAACCTCTACAAACACTTCTTTAAAACCACTATTTTGTAACCTTTCAAATTGTTCTTTATTCTCAATTAACCAAAACACTTATTAAAACTTTACTTATAGAATTGAAGATAATTCCCTTTTAGGAATATTCCAAGTCCAAATGCATTGAATTCTTGTTCTTTAAGTTCAACTATACTTTTATTTGTATTATACACTGCTTCTTTTGTTCCTGTTAATTTCCACGGTAATGAAAAGCTAATATAATAAACATTTTGAATTGAAGCACGTGTTTCGTAAAAAATGTTTTCGTTTGATTTTTTAGCAAAGTATCTTTGAAATTCTCCTAACTCATAATCTTGAGGAGTTAACTGTGGGAAATATTCTTCAGGAGTAGAGTATATCCCTCTATTGAAAGTTACTTTCTTTAAAGTACTGTAAGCTGAGTTTTCTGGGTAGAATCTAGGATCTTCGGGATTGTTTTCTTCAAATGAGTCAGCTTGGTTAAAAAGATTATTAGCTAAGCTAGTTAACTCTATATTATCACCGTCTCCAGGATATCTTCCTGTGAATGTTTTACCGTCAATTGCTTTAAAGTAATATCCTGTATAAGGAGTTTTATTGTCCTTATATGCTAGATCTCCAGCTGAGTAGAGATTAGGGGTGTATTTGGATTTAGGATAATAAATCATAGGTTAATCTTTAGGGTATGGTACTGTTTTCCATTGCCCATTATCCGGATTTTGTTCTACAGTATATTCGTGTATATTTAAGGCAGGTTTTTCTGTTAAAGTAGGAACTTCAGCAAATCCTCTATAAGTAACACCAGCAAAAGCTGCTATAGAATTTAATACTCCGGCATTTGTAGGTGGTTTGATTTGAAGTTTTTCTCCAGGAACACCCCAGTATTCCCAGTGCCATGATTCGTCTACACCAGATCCATCTCTTAATCGTTGTGGGTTATACCATCCGTATTTAGGAGCGTGTTCTTCCCAAAATTTGTAATCAGGATTTACAGTTCTAAAAGTTTGGTTTAAAGTAGGATCTGATGATAATTTATCTTTACCATCTCTAGTTATTAAATCATTAATATCAATTGCTCCTCCTAAACCATGGGGGCTTGAGCCTGCCTTAGCAGTTGTAGCAGATGAATCATTTGATTTTAATCCATTCTGATGAGCATAACTACGATAAGCTGAGGTAAGAAGGTAAGATTTACCTTGAGATTCACAGAATTGAGCAAACTCTAATAATTTATAAGCTGCGGGTTCTGCTAAATAATATTCACCATTATAATAAGTAGAAACACTAGCTTGATCTGTTAATTTTATACCAGATGAACTAACTACTCCTTTACCAGGAACGCTTACCGTTATATTTCCTCCTCTTTTACCAATAGAAATTAAAGGTGAAGGTTCGAACCCTTCTCCTAATTTTTGATAAGGTAAAGTAAAATTACCATTAGTATTTTTTCTTATAGTATCACCGGTTCCTATTCCAGGGTTATCTTTCAGATATTGGATAGAAGTTAACATTAAATTACCCAAGGCACTATAATTGTATCCAAATCTACCAACAGGATTATCCTCTGAACTATTGATTTTGGGAGGTAAAAGATTAAGAAGGGATTCTATGTTTAGGGTTAATTTAGTATTATTGAATAATTTAGGGATAGATAGAGTTTCTACGTTAGTTTCCCATTTATTATTAGTAATTTTATGATCTAACTTAGTTACAATAAAATCTAAGGTATCACCATAGTTTGATGGTAAAAATCTAGAATCAATAGAAAGTTTATCAAAAATTCTCATCCCAGAAAGACCATCAAAAGTAAGACTTAAATTTATAGGTAAAAATCCTATAAATGGGGTAGAAGTTTTTTTACTAATAGCTTCTAATGCTGTAAATTTTTGGAAAAATGATTTCTGGATTGCTACAAATCCTGATAAGGTTTTTTCGTTTGAATTGGAAGAGACTAAATTAGCATTAGGAAAAGAATATCCAGTATAACTTTCTTCTAGGTCACCTAAAGGACCTAAATCAGTTGTAATAGTTAAAGTTTTATTATCTTCAGTAAATTGAAATAAAGAAACATAATCTGTATAGGCACTTAATAATTTAAGATAGATTTTAGTTTTTTCATTTTGTTCTTTTAAAGCATAATCCGAATCAAATTTTTTAGGAAATACTCTATCTACTAATCCTAAATTCCACTTACTAAAAATAGTAGCATCTTCTCCTACAGCTTGTCCATTAGCTTGAGCACCAATCGAAGTCATAGTAGCAAAATCTTTACTTAATTCTGTTCGGAATTGATATTCTGTAACAAAAGAACCAGTTCTAGAACTATCAAAATTATCAAACCCATAAACTACTAATTTAGAATTATCTTCTTCTTTAAGTAATTTATAAGATTCAAAAGGAGAAACTTCATCATAAAATTCTACTACTTGAGAAATAGTACCATCAAAATCTTTTTCTGTGATTCTTAAATTAAATTTATTTACCCCACCTAAAAGATTAGATGCTTCATCTAATAGTGATCTTAAAAGATTATAAAGAGATAATTTACCTGTCTTTTTATCAGTATTAGATTCAATAACTTCTTTTAAAAAATCATATGAAAAATATAAATTCATTAACCTCCCAACTTGAACATCATCTACTACATCGTGAAAAACTTCAATTTTGTTTTCTCCTGAGTCAAATATAGATACTGGTATTGTGGCTAGTGTTCCGCTAAAACGAACAATCATTTTAGAGGGGTCGGCTGAGATGCTTAAAGCATTACTAAAACAGTATTGGGTATCACTAGTATCTAAAGATATAAATAAGGGTTTGTCTTGGTTGTCTCCGTATATTAAAAATCTTTGATTAATTATTTCTAATAAAGTACCAAATCTTAAGTACTTCATAAAATCATTACTACCAAAGGTAGCAAAACACATATCAATAGTTTTTCGTGTATCAGGAGGTAAACTTACAGTAGAATCAAAAGTAATACCTGTTTCTACACTATTAAGAAAATATCCTAATACTAAATTAGCAGCACTAGCAACTCCCGTAAAAGGAAGAATAAACGAATCTCTAGTTTCTTTGGTGTTTGCTTGAGGTTTAGGTTTTAAAATAGTATTAAGAATAGTAAGTAAAGAATTTTCTTTTTGATCTTTAGCTTTACCTTCAGATTTACCACTTTCTACAAAAATGCCAGTATCGTTTACAACGTTCATTTGTAAACTTTCAATAACACTACCAATGGTAATTAATCTTAAGTTAATTAAGTATTTACCTTCTTTTGTAAATTCCCAAGAATAATTTTCTACTTTAGCTAAAAACGCATCATAGTTACCTTGACTTTCCTTACGTTTTCTTTCAATTAAAGTATAAAAAACAGAAGCATCATTAGTAGGGGGATTATCTAAAAAGTCTGGGATTAGGGAAATATTATTTTGTTCAAATGAAATAGTTCCATCATCTTCATATATAGGATAAGATGAGTTACCCCATTCTAATAACATTGTATAACCTAATTTAAGGTATACGGATTCAATATATTCAAATTGTTTTCTATTATTAGCTTGAATTGTAATATTAGCAAATCTTAAACTACCCTTATTATTAGTTTTACTATCAAACGCCGTAATACCAGGCATTGGAACTAAACCAAATTCGGTTCCACCAAACCCGTAATTAAAATCACTACTAGGAAGATTACTAGTATTATTAGTTACTCCAAATTTAAGGCTATTAGTATTAAGATTAGAAGAATTAATTACTCCTCCTTGTAATACTAATTCTTGAGCTAATTCAGCTCCTTTGTAGTCTGGGAGATCTAAGTATTGGGACCTAAATTTAGCACCTTCATCAGAGACTTCAGTCCATGTTTTACTTCCTGAATCGTATGATAAGATTTGTTGATCAGCTATATCTATTGAAGAAGCTAATCTAACCCAAGCATTTTTACCATTAGCCCAACTATTGTAATTACCTATAAATTCAGCACTAGTAGAATTTTTTCCTAATATCTGTTGTCTAGCTTTAATTTGCTTTTGGACATAAGGTAAATGGTTTTTACCAACAATATTATCACTCATAACTTTATTGGTTTAAACTGTTATACTCATTCAGTATGGTGCTTAGATTTCCTGGGATACGAATTTGGACTCCAATAGGTGGGTATATTGAGTTTTGGGTATAAGTAGCATTAGCTATAGAAATAACCCACCATAATGAAGAATCATTAAAGTATTGTTGGGCTAACTTATCATATCTATCTCCATCAACTGTAATAACGTAAATATCATTAATACTACGAGGAATTTCAGGATACTTAGTTGTAGTATACAACCTAGTACCTGTTATAGTTTTAGTTATGGGAATATTTCTATAACGATTCATATCTAATCTTATCCTTGTATTTGATGGTCTTTAGCTCTATATATATTGCTTACTCCGTTAGCATATAAATTATTATTTACAATACTATCTGAATCTTCTAATGAAATAAATCTTTGAGTAATGTTAGTAGCACCATTAATATCTTTAACAGTTTGGGGTAAGAACTTAAAGATAGGTTTAAATGTCAAGTTTACTTCAATTCTATGTGGAAGTTCTTTTACGCTACTATCTGTAAAGCCATTACTACCTTGAGCTTCAGTAGATTGAGCTACAGAAGCAGGAATACCGATTTCCCAAGTTGTGTCTTCTGGGATTGTGTAGCTTAAAGATTCTATAATTCCTGGGGTTTCATAGAAGTATCCTCCTAGAGTAAGTTGGTGAATATTACCCCTCATATATCCATTATCTGAATAGTTAGGGGCTAGGGTAGATTTTAAATAATTTAATTTTTGGAACATTATAGAAAGTTCCTGGATAGATTGGGCTACAACTGTAAATCCCATACTAACTGTATTAGTAAATCCTTGATAAGTATAAAAATCTTCTCCTCTACCAATATACTTAAAACTATTCCAAGAAGCATTCATGCTATCGGAGAATGAGTTAATAAAAGCTCTAAAGTGAGTAAAAGTTTTTAAATTAGGTTGATCATTATCTATAGTAGCTATTCTAAACTTAACTAAATCATTTTTACGATCATCAGTAGTAACTTTTTCACTTTTATATAAATATAAAGCATTAATTTTATCTAAAGGGTCTGGTTTTTTAGATACGGGATCTACTATACCTCTAGTATAATTACTTCTATCTACATTACGTCTACCAGGATCACCTAACTTAACTCTTTGTTCAATGTTTTTCTTAGTATAAGGTGGTGAATCAGATATAATTGATTTAGGTTTATCTGATAAGTTTTTTCTAAAATCTTGAACTAAAGTATTACCCCCATCACCAACAACATTATATCCATTAATTTGTTGTTGAGAAAAAGTAGTCCAATTTATAGCTCCTTTTTTACCAATACCCTCAAATGGAGTTCTTGTGCTAGAAGTTTTAATTGTAGTATTACCTATACCTAGAACAGAACCGGGACCACCTCCATAAGTAAATAAAGTAGTATCACTTGAACCGGTTTTAGAAGTTATTTTATCTCTATATAAATGAACTAATCGGTTTAAATTTTTATTTTTAATACCTGCTTCTTCAGCTCCAAGAGGAGCTACCATAAAGGAATATTTAGGACCTCCTGTTATAGGATTTAAACCTTGTTTAAATAAGTGTAAACCTCCAGCATTACCTAATGCTTGTCCTAATGTAGATAATGGTGTATAAATTCCTTGATTTAAAGGACCATTAGCTAATTTTAAGGGAGTAGCTAATGCTGGATAGCCAGCGTCTATATCAGTCCCAATACGAGAAAGAAGATTTTGTTTAGCTGTAAAACCTAAACCAAAAGTTCCTAAACTTACATTTCGATCTGGGGAGCTTGGGTTAAACCCAAATGGGTCAGTATCTAAAGCAAAATTAATTTGATAACCCCCTAAAGTAAATAATTTAAATAAACGCGAAACATCCGTTACGGAACGGACAGGAGCTAATAAACCACCTCGCAAGATAAAATCAGGACCAGCAGGAACTCCAGCAACTTCATTACCTAATCTTTCTGTAGGCAAATCAAAGCTATTCTTTGCCGATACTTGAATAAAAGGTTGTCTACTTGAGCCCCCACCTGGTCTATCCTTTCCGTATTTTAAGGATTTTAGGTCGGTTTTTAAATCAACTAAGGGCATTTATTAATTAGTCAAATCTAACAATCTATTATTAATGCCAACTTCAGGAGCTTGGTATCCTGCAGGAGTTTTACCATCTAAATCTAATGTTGATGGGGATGGTTTAGAAGTAAATGGGGGAGTTCCATTAATAGAATACTGGTAGTGTAATCTAGATTGAGGGTTAGCACCTCCCATAGTTCCGGGTGTAGTTCCATCCCATTGGGTTAAATTTGAACCTTGCTGTTGTAATAAATCTTTTAATCCCATGATGTTATAGTTTTATTATAAATATTAAAAATTTTAAGAACCTATATTATATGATGGGCCTGAAGTAGAGAATCCAACTGATAATTTGGTTTCATCTAATACTACAGTTTGGTTCTTTTTAACAAGTTGATCTAATAGTCCAATCATTTGACCAGCTTGTGACCTATCCATACCATTTGACCCACCACCAGTGCTTACGTTAGGTGAAGCTACAATACTATCACCTTTAGCTGTTACAGCCATTGCTCCGTAAGCATCAGTAATGGTAAATGGACCTTTTTCCGCAGGAGCGATACCATCACTTACTGATTGGGCTTTAGCTACACCAGTTCCAATAGCAGCTATTAATCCTGTAATAGCAGCTCCCGCAATAATAGGACCAGCAATAGGACCTGCTAGGAAAGCAGATGAGAATATATTAGCAATTGCTTTTGCTACTGAAATACCTGCTAAAGTGGTTAAAACACCTACTAAAGCTGCAGCTCCTACTTTAGATTCTGCTAAAAACCCAACAAGTGAAGCAAATCCATCTAAGATAGGAGCGAATACAGTTCCTATATCACCAATTATACCTTGAACTTTTTCTAAAGTTGCAGCAAATTTTTCAGATGCTGATTGGGCTTGTAAACTATTATAAGTTACTTCACCATATGTATCTTTAAATTGTTCAGCAGATAAATTGTTAAATTCTTGTTGTAGAGCAATTTTAGCTAATTCATCTCTACTTAAACCTAATGCTTTAGCTGCGGCTTCTTGTTGGATTCTATTACCTGTAGCAAAAGCATTTATGATTCCTTCATTATCTGCTAATTCTTTAGATAAACCTGCTAAATCATTATTTAAAGCTAATAAACGAGCTTTTTCTAAGTTAAGTTCTTGACCAGTTAATAATTCAGCTTCTAATTCAGCTGCGATTGATGATTCAAAATCTAGTAAAGATGAAGCAATTTTATCTACTTGTTCCAAATTAGAACCAAATAAACGAGCTTCTGTAGCAGCTTCAGCTATTAATGATGGGTTTTTACCTAATGATACAGCAATTGCGTCACTAACGTTAGCAACATCACTTAATACACCCTTTACATTAATTCCAACTTTATTTTGTTTAACAAGTGATCCTACAGTTTTAACTGTGTTGTCTAAAACTTGTTCTGTGTTTTCACTTTGGATTCTAGAGAGTAAAGATAATTTACCTGCTTCATCTCCTGAGAGTCCCAACTGATTTTTTAAAGTAGTAAAGGTAACTAAGGTTTCACCTCCAAAGTCAGCAATTAAACCTGTTTGTTTAGTTAATTCAACTAAACTTTCATTTAATTTCTTTGAGGTAATAAAAAGTTTTTCGGAATCAGCAGCAGCTAAAGCTAAACCATTTTGGAGGTTATAAGCTGATTTATAGCTAATTCCTAATTCTTTTTGTAACTTATTAATATTATCACTACCTTCAAAAGTAGCTTTAGCAATTGCCATGAAAGCAGCCTCTCCAGCAACTGCTAATTTAGTACCTATACTAAGATTTTTATTTAATAAGGCAGTAGCTAAACCTGCTTTATCTACTTTATCTAAATACGATTTAGCATTTTCAGCGATAGCACCTGAGATACCACGTTGAGCAATAGCTTCGGCATTAATATCTTCAATGTTACGAAGTTCTTGTTCCTGTTCCTCAATGTAGTGCTCTATGGCAGCTATTTTCTTTTTATCAATAGGGATACCATTACGGCGAGCAAGTTCAATTGAAGCTTCAAGTTTGGCTCTATCATCGCCTAACTTTTTTCTTCGTTTATCTATATCGACTTGACGTAAAGCACCTTTAGCAGCCTGAGAATTTAATGCTACTAAATCTTTAGCATTTCTTACTACAGCTTTAAGATCCTTATTTAATTCTTGGCCATAAGTCTTAGAAATAATTTGTTGGGCGCTTTTTGCTTTATCATTAAGTTCTTCTAATTGATCAGCAGCTCCTTTAATCGCTTCAGATATTTCTACCCCTACTGAAGTAAGAGCGTCAACAATGCCTATTAGGGCACTGTTTATTTCTTTAGTAGCTTTATTTGCTTTATCAAATCCGTCGTTTACAGCCATAATATACTATATGTAATAAATATTAACTATAACTGCTTTTACCAGAAAGGTTAGGAACTTTTACTTTACCATCTGTTCCAATTACTTCTTTGGTATTAGAATTTTTACTTGAATTTTTTAAAGCTTCAGCTTGTTTTTCATAGTGAGCTTTTACTTTATTGTAAGTAAATTTTCTTAACCATATAGGCATATTGTAGGCTACAGGCCAAGAATAACCCCCTTGCCCATAAAAACAAATTTCGTGGATTTGAGTTAAAAAATTTACCCTATGCTGTTTAGCTGAGGTTGGCGTCAGGCCAAAAAAAGCTAATCCCAAATGGGATAGAGGCTGACCTTGTACTACCAGAGGGAAAAAAAGTTAAATCTACGTCTGGTTGGATTTTGTTAAGGTATTCTCTAAATGCTCTGGCGTCTCGTGCCAGGAATGCTCTATCTATAAAGTCTCGTATAGATTTAGCGTCTCGTTCTCCATTAACTGACGTAATCATATATTTAAGTCGAGTTGTTAATTCTGGGGTATTATCTGAGCTGATTTTCTTAAATCCTTCTAATTCGCGAGCTATTTTAACTTCATCACCATGAGTTAAAAGTTTAAATGTAATCTCATTATTTGAAGTAGGAAGTGTAAAACTAAATTCATTTACTCCTTTAGTATAAAGAGATTCATCAAGTGGTTTAGTTTCTAATTCTGAAAGATTAACTACTTCTTCTTTGCCGTTGTATGTAAATTTATAATCGGCTCCATAACCTAAGATACGAGCTGCTACTAAAATAGCATTTTTATCTCCAATTAAAAGATCATCATAATTAATTTTAGTAACAATCAAAGATTGTAACAATTTATCCAATACAGTTCCGTTAGTAATATAATTTTGGTTTGTAAGGATATCTTCTTCTTTGGCAGTCATGTATTTGATCTCAATCTGCCCAGATGATAGAGGATTATTTTCAGGATAAATTAAACCTTTTGAAGGTAAATCAATTGTTTCTGTTGGTAAATTAAATTCCATATCTTTTATTAATAATAACTATTACGGTAATACATATTAAAATAAAAAAGAGCTTAACCGAAGCCAAGCTCTCTTTATAGAAATATGCGAAATTTTCTTAGAAGTTCAATACACAGTAATCTGGTTGAACTGTCATTGAGATTTCTACAGCAGCATCAACAGTATCCCAGTTGTAATCACCAAATGTAGCGCTAGTAATCAAGGCACCTTTGATAATCCATTCTGAAACCACGTCACCTACAGGACCTAATACGTTGAATGTTAAGTCTTTTTTATAGAAATCACTGTAACCATCACGGCCTGTTACTGATTCATGGTGTAAACGAACCCATTCCATTACAGCTTGAGCACCTGAAGGAGTAATTGGATCAAATAATGTAAAATCAATAGTATTCCACACTGTTTTACCCTTAACAAAACGTTGAACGTTAATATGATTAAGGGCAACTGAACCTTGGGTTAGTGATACGGCGCTTACTCCTTTTACCATAAATGATGGAAAACCATCTATGTACATTATAAACCTGTTTGGTTGTTTAGGTTCAAATGCTGTAAAGAAAATTTCGTTCGGGTCTAATACTGCCATTTTGCTATATAATTATTTATTATAAATATTCTAATCTTTAATTTTTACGCTGGGAAAGTAGCTCCAGTTGGTAAGATGTTAAAGTCGAGGTAGATAAATTCAGCTGTTCTAGTAGGCTGTAAATAAATAGCACCTACTAATTGGTTTCTATCTACTACATCTGGAGTATTATTTGAATCATCCATTACTACTTTAAACGCATACAAACCTTGACGTTGTTGTACTGATTCGAGGTATGGGTTCACAATTGATAAGAAATTGTTT